GGGGGTGGGGCGCGTAAGGTGTGGATTCGTTGTTGACGGAGAAATTAAATATTGTCACGAATTTAACCATGCCAACACGATTGATAGTGTTTATATGACATCGGCAACATTGCCAGTGTCTTATCGAATTCACAATTCTTCTTCCATCGCCGCCAATGCATCGTTAAGGCAGATTTGCACTGCTGTTGTCAGCGAGGGTGGTTATCAGCCAACGGGGCCCATCTATATAGCTGGTCGAGGAGTGGAAACGTTTACTGCTATCACTGCGGAAACGCTTGTAGCAGCTATTCGCATTGCTAGCGGTCGCACCGATAACGTGATAATTCCCGCTCAAATTGATGCCAGTATAGGCGGAAATCCAGCTTCTAATATTGTCGCGCAATGGCGCCTACGGCTTAATCCAACCATCAGTGGCGCATGGACTGCTGCTAGTAATGGCAGGGGAAATGTGGAAGTTATGAGCAGCGGCACTTTTTCTGGTGGCACTGTTATTGGAGGAGGTTTGGTTGCATCGCGCAGTAGTATTGAATTTGACCCCGAAAGCGGACTCGCCTTGGCCCTTGGCAGCACCATTGACGGTACTAGCGACGTTATAGCTTTGACTATTCAATGCAGTACCAGCGAGCAGGCTACAGGGCTGCTGGGGTGGAGAGAAGTTGTCTAAAATATTTTACAGGCACTAAGGCTTCGCCATGATCACTCCAAGCAAGCACGATATTACCGTTTATCAAGGAGCCACCTTTGAACTGCAAGTGCAGCATAAGGATTCTTCTGGCACACCTGTGAAAATGATTGACTAAACGATGTAACTATTGATTGTGGAGAGTTTTAGGAGTAAGCTTGAGCGGCAAACAGAAACTGATGGAGGATCCTTTGGTGGATTGGTTGAACACTCCTGAAATCAAAGCCTTTCGTGAAGCTTGGCAGGCAGAAGAGGTAAGAGCGCAGGCGGAAGATCAAGCCTGGTGGGACAGCCTCAATATAGAGGAAAGAGCAAGATGCTTCAGGCAAATGATGAAGCTCATGCACAAGGCGGAGGTCAAAGACAGAGGCTCCTATCGCTACGCCATGTACGACGTTTTCAGCGTGGACTATTGCGACGGACTAGCTCACTACATGGACCTGCACAATGCTATTTATCGTGGCCTGGAAGCGGACAGAAGGGCCTATAGGACGGATGATGAGGATGTACTAGGCGAAGATACAACTGGCCCGTGAGAGCCGCTCCTGCGGACAGCAGCATTAAGCCTACGATTACTTCCATCGTCTGTCCTATTCTCCTTCCATTTTACTGGGGAGCTGCCAAGTGATACGGAGTTCCCATCCCAGAGCCTTAATGTCGTCGCTAGCGTCTGGAGGTGCTTCACGCACGATCATCACAGAAGGAACGATGGCATCAGGTAAGGGCGTAACAGTGGCCTCAGGAAATAGCTCTCGAGCCTTATCAGCAAGCTGATTCGCCTTGGCTTCCCTTTCGTCTTTTTCCCATTGCTTCACCAAAGCAGCAGCTTGCTTGTCCACTGCTTCCATCACCACTTTTGTTTTCCACTCTGTCCAGTCGGGCCTGCAATAGGCCATGAGCATCTTGAACCAAGGTTTTCCCGCTAGCGAAGGCCATTGTCCTGCGACCCAAAGGCCAGCTTCGTAGCACAGTGCATTTAGCCAGGACTGCCGGTTCATCCTTCTCTTTTTTTCATAAAATAAAAGAGCAATGGAAGTACGTTGCTTAACCTTCCTGGAAAACTGACAGAAATACTGTGCCGGCCTTGGTTAGCGGCAATACTTTATCGCGAAGATCAATGTTAAAGATTCTGCAACAACCATGAGTTGGTACTAGCGGCTGCTTGGGTGCCCACGCGCCCGGCCAGCCATTTGCGGACCCACCCCCGTGGAGGCAAATTCCAGAGCGTCCGTGCTTGGCCTCTTGATTTTCTAACTCAACCATGTCAAAGGTGTACCAGCCATACGCCATTAGAGTGCGGTCGTAAGCAGGGTTGTTCCCAACTCGTTCATAGTCTCTGTAAATAGCTCCCAATTTGTATAGGCCAGGAGGACAGTCAGAGTTTTTAATCTTCCATTCAAAATCGCTATATTGTCCACGAGCTAAGCAGGGAATTTCCCATAGTAGTTTTCCTTCAAAAGAAAAAGCCTTCATCGTCTCCACTAGATCATTGACGATTAAATGGGAGTCGCCTCTCTTGAAACCAAAATCTTGCGGGCGTTTCTTTGGGCCGATCATGGTAGAAGTGGTGGATTCGGGAGCGTATTGTTTCATGAGCCGCGAAAGTTTCGCGGGATATTCTGGGTCAGTGGCGTATTTCTGCTCCTTAAGCATGCGAGCAGCGGCGTAACGATTAGGAGCATTGTTAATGCCCTTAAACTGCCTATAGTCTTTATACCAGCGAGTGATGAGATATTCGATGCAGGCGGATAAGCTTGGAAAATCAATGAAGCCCGCCTTGATTGTCACCCACTTCCCATCGTAAAATTCTTGCGTAGATACCACGCTGCCCCCGCCCTTTAGGCCAAGGTAGTTGTGCTTGCCAGAAGTGTGTTGGCCAAAGCCGCTCTCTAAACAGCATTGAGCCGCCACAAGCTCTGGGAATCGCGCCCCGTGCTTGCGAGCAAGCTGAAAACACTCATCCCAGAACTCTTTGCTTGTGGCCACTGGCTTTAGCCCTTCACGCGGAAGATAGCCTTAAGACCAGTGAGGAGCAATTGAATGAGGTTGTTCTCTTTCCAAGGAGTGTGTTGAATCACCTGATCGAGAGCAGCAATGACAATGCCGCCAACAACGAACCACTCGACGCCAGTCATGATCGTAAAGAAAGTTTCTTAAAGCCTAGCGTCCAATTTCAAGCGAACGCACCCTTGTTTCCAAGCCCTTAATATTTTCTGTGAGTTGATCAAGCTTCTCTGCAATGTTCTCCACTTGCGTGGTGATCTTCACTTGCTGCTGGCCAATGCTCATCATCATGCCACCAGTGGCGAGCAGCATGCCAGCAGTAATGCTCACGGCCAAATGCGCTAGTTGTTCCTGCCAGGCATTCATTGCACGCAAGCTTTTTGTCCATTCTAAACAATTCCCACGCCGTTGTTTTTCTGGGTAGGCTTAAGGCAAGACAACTTATTTCGCCATGGGGAAAGGAAATGAGGCCGACTTTCTTCTTTATTCCCTTTGTGAATTACGCCCTGGAGAAGCTAAGCGTCGTTTCCGAAAAAGTATTTTTGAAGACTACTTCCTGCGAGGCCCATTTGGTCACTGTGCCTGTGCTTATTGCGGCAAGTGGACGGAAAATCTGACCATCGACCACATTGTTCCCAAGAGCAAAGGCGGTCCGCATTTTTCAAAATGGAACAGCGCTCCTGCTTGCCTGTCCTGCAATGCGAGCAAGGGAAGCCTGCCAGTGTTTGAATGGTGGCGACCACAGAAGTTTTGGACGCCAGAACGGGAAGAAAAACTTCTTGCGTGGGTGCATGCTCATAGCTTCATCAGTGCTCATACAGACATTGGAGAGTGGGAGCAATGGATGGAGCAAACGCAGCGAATCGTGCCAGTGCATGATGAAAAGCAAAAGGCGGCTTTGTGGCCGCCTTTGTCGCAATTAAAGCTTGCTAGTTAATTGGCTCGAATAGTTCTGAAGGACCTTGTCTGACGGAGGGCATGGGACAAAAGCCGTCTGTGCATTCTTCTTCTAAGCCCAAACTTTCTCGCATGATGGCTAGCACTTTCGTCGCCGTGTCATCGGCCTTCGCTTCCTCTGTCTCGACCATGGCAATTAAGCGATCCAGGTACCACTGAGCCTTTTTGAGGTCTTGAGCGCCATTTTTCATTTCATAGCGCCAAACGTATTTCAAAATGTTGCCCTTGAGCATGCCCTTAAAGGCTTCTCCGCTCATGGAAGCTTCGATGGCTTCGATGGCTTCGATGGCGCCGCTGGCGTAGTGCGACGGACTGTTCACGGGATCATGCATGATCAAAATTGGTAGTTGTTGGTTTCAAAAGCCGCAAAGGCTTCAGGAGCGATGGGGCGAGCAAGCTCTAGCAAAGCCTCGGCATAGGCCACAATTTCATACTGAGCGCCCTTGCCAATGCGAAGGCTGATGAAATGCAGCAAAGCCTGCAGCGAGCATGTCCAGACAAAACTGGTATACATAGCAGGAGGCAGAATAGCTCGAGCCTGCTCCTTGCTCACTCCCATTGCAATCAGCTCCTCATAGGCCGCCTTGGCCGTCGCTACGCCCTGCACGTAGAAAAGCCTGGCCCTTGACTGTGCGCTGGTGCTAACGGGGCCTGCAGACGCTTGACGGTTGCTCTCCGCTTGTCCCAGGAACTGGTCAGGCATGTAAAACTGAGCATCTTCTGCTGAGCAATAGCGAAAGCTCTTTTCGTTCCAGCCAAGTTGATCGTCAACATAAGTAGAGGCAACAGTGTGCTTCCACCATTGACGAGCAACAAATAAAGGCGCCTTCACCTGCCACTTAAACACCACGCCACGAAATGGGCTTGTGTGGTGCTCACGAGCAAGATAGTTGAGAAGCTTTTCGTCCTTCTCATCCCATTGCTCTTTTCTGTTATCAAAGCTTTGACGGGCATCATTTACCACGGACAAACTATTGCCCATGGAGTCGATGAGAGCTACGAGGCTCTTGCCGTCTTTAAGGGGATCAATGGAAGGGAAATTAGTCATTGGAGGTGCGATCAGTGCCAGTCATCAGGCGGAAGGTAAAAGCAAGGAGCCACCATTGCCAAAAGCCGAGCGCAAAGGTCGGGAAAAGAATGGCGGCGCAAAGGCTGAGCATCCATGCACGCAGGCAAGTGATCAAAAATGCGCTGATGCTTAAACCAACAAGGCGTCCAAGCTTTGTGGCCGTGTCGTCAGAGACAGTCATTGAGGAATGAAGGCGATGGGGCGGATGCGTTGAATTGCCACTGTACTAGAGACGAGAGTATCCTTTCGCTCCCAGGCGACCACTGCCGCTTTTCTTCCATTGCTTTTAACAAAACCTTGGAAGATGCCGAAGAGGCTTGTCGGCACCATACCAGCCCCTGTGAGGGTGACCAGTACCACTCGCTCTCCAATGGTCCATGCATAGTTCTTGGGCAACTGCGGCAGTCTATGCTTTCTGCTCAGTGGGCGCAAGACTTTCTGGCAGTCCGAACCTTCTTTTTCGGCATTCCTACCATCATCCACTGCCTTGACAAAACTCTTGCGACCATCATGTTGCTTTAGCCTAAAGACAACAAAGGAGGGCGAATGCATGAGCTTTTGTATTCCAGTGGAGATGGTCTACAATGGTCAGATCAAGCGGGGCATTATGGGACCGTTCGAGCATTCAGCAGAGCGTCAGTTTGCTTTAACAGTAAACAAACGAGCCATTGACGAATGCTCAAGCTTGGATCAGTTGAAGCCAGTAGCAAAGAATTTGCTTGAAGGGTGGTCCACCATGAATACGGCCCTGCAAAGCATGATGCTGGAAAACATTCAACTTCGTCAGGCGCTAGCCAAGAAAGAGCTTGATTTACGGGCAGCGGATGAGCTCATGAACGAGGCCGCTGAGATTGTGCAACAATATGCGAAGCAATCAAAGAAAGCCAAGTCGAGTCTTTGGCCATGGTAGAAGTTAGAAGAAAGATCGTCCAGCCGCTTGTGTACGCGAGATTATATTTTTTGCAATCGCGCTCATAACCAGAGCCAGTGACGTGGCGGCCACGACTGTAAACGCCACCTTGGATTTCGATGCCAGTGCGAGAGAGGGGGTGAGCAAAGTCAAGGCGATACCGTTTCGATCGTTTGCTGCGGGAATAGCGCTCTTGAAAATCTTTTTCCCACGCATCAATATCAGAAAATTCTCTTTCAAGAATTAACTTTGGGAAATGCGCTTGCCAAAGGCTGAGAAACTGATCTTCAAGAGCGCTCAATGCCTACACGGCAGCTAGCTGTACTTTAGCCCCTTGGTTCTGGTAGTGGCCGGAATAAGCCTCTTCTACGGCACCATCGAGCTGGTAAAGCATCACCTGCACAATTCCTTCGTTCGCATAGATGCGAGCGGGAAATGCCGTGGGATTGGCAATGTGCATGGTGAGATGGCCGGCCCAGCCAGGTTCAATGGGCGTCACGTTGATGATGATGCCACAGCGAGCGTAGGTGGACTTTCCATCGCATAGCCCCATGATGGACGGAGGCATGGAAATCAATTCCAGGCTCACGCCAAGGCCAAAGCTATGGGGAGGCAGGACGAACCAACTTCCATGGGGACCATGATTCAGACAAGCTTCATAGCCAGTGATTGGCATGAGCTTGGGGTCAAGCGTTGGCTTGCTTTTCCCTTTGTAGTCTTTCCCATCGAAAATCAGGAACTGGTCAGGCGACAGGCGAATGTCATAACCTGCCTGGGAAAGGCCATACGAGATGGCCTTGGTTCCACAGTCAAGAGACCGTCGCTTTTCGCCTACGAAAGGAAGGAAGATGTCCAGCTCTGCGAGCTTGGTAATTTCCTTGTCGTAGAGCAGGCTCATGGCTCAGAAAAGGTCGTCAGAGCCGCCTTCACGATTGTCCCAAAGACTGGCATAGCCTTTGGCGCCTTCCTTCTGGCCTTTCACCTTGACAGAGCCGGTGAAGCCAGGAGCACGGTCGGAAGTCTTGCGCTCGTTCGGCCAGACAGCCATGTCGAGAGAATAGTTGCCGCGCTCGTTGGGGCCTGCTTCCTTAAGGGCCTTCAGAACGTCAACCGTGAGGTCGATAGCAGCAGTGATTGGAGGCTTTCCAGCCATGGTGTTTCTCCTGAGGAGTGATGGAGCCCTTTGTGGGCCCGCCAATCTTACCGCCTTGTAAACGCAGTGTCAACAGAAGCCGTCATAAAAAGTTGGTTAAGGCTTGCAACATCAAGACAGCTACGCCTCCAGTTTTCGTGGGTTCCTTTTATTAATAATCCTTTCTCACGCAGCCACGCCTTAATTCGGCTTTCCATTGACCACGCCATTGCTCCGTCTAGCGGGCCAATAATACTAAGCGTTTTCCATCCTCTAGCCTTATGCGCCCTTAGTCTTGATTTCAAATTATTTGTAATTCCAATTTTTTGTTGATCTTCTTTTTTCAATAAATACAGCCAGGCTTGTTTGTCTTTTGAGTAGCATCTACCACTGCAAGTTGGGCATCCAGTGCCATGGCTCGATCTCATATAAATTTGCGCGGTCCAGATATGCCCAGTCTCGCATCTCCATTCAACCTTTTTATTTGACTGAGGCAAATAAAACCGAGGGTCCCATCCGTTCGCCTCTTTTGCCAATTCTGGAAACAATGTTGCTAGATCATTAACGCCAGAAATCGCAAGCTTTCCTGCGCAGTAAGGGCACTTAGTCTTACTACTTGTCCTGTGATTTATAGTTGCCATCCAAGTATGACCGTTGTGACAGATCCACATCTTTTTATCTTTTGTTGCAGATAAAAATTCAGATGGATTCCATCCGCATGCCTCTGCGGCTATTTCAGGGAAAAGCGTTTTTAAATCATTGATTCCAGTTTGCAAAAGTCGAACCATCATCCTTTGTCCATTGTCAAGGACATCGCCTTTCCTCCAGGATAATACTGCTCAAAGTAGCGCCGCACAGTGTCTGCCGTGATGCGCTGCTGGTTGATCAGTTCAAAGCCGTCAAGGTGGACGAGCTGCAATGACGGCTCGCTTTCTTCGTTTTCGGGGTCGTAGCAGGCAATGACGCACCATGCCTCATCAATGGGTTGCTGGTA